CGGGGCGCGGGTGTGGGCGTTCAAGGTGGTGGACGGCGGCGGGCTGTACTCCGAATTCGCAAACGACCAGCGCCTTTACACGGACACAGCGGCAGCGTTGCACAAGGCGGGCTACGAAATAGCAGCCTGGGGCTATCACTACGGGCGCAAGTGGTTGGGGTTTGTGGGCCCTGAGCGAGAGGCGCGCGCCGTTTTGCGTGCACGTGAGATTTTGGCATTTGACACCTACTTCGTGGATGCCGAGGCCGAGTGGGAGCGCACGGCCAGAGCGGGCGACGCCACGAAACTGGTGAGGCCGCTCAAAGAGGCTGGGTTATCCGTGTGGCTGGAAAGTTTCCGCTACCCCACCCTCCACCCCATCCGCTGGCATGAGTGGGCGCGTGTACTCAACGGCGGCTGGGCACCGCAGGTTTATTGGGAGCAGGCCACCAACGCTGCAGCGCAGGTGGAACGGAGCCACCGCGAGCACATGGCAATCGCTGACCTCCCCTTCTGGCCTGTTTTCCCGGCATACTGCCGCAACGATCCGTATTGGTGCCCCACCGCGAAGCAGTTTTATGCCGCGGTTGCCAAAGCCCACGACCTGGGCGCGGTGGGCGTTGGCGCCTGGAAAGCGGAGTGGCTTTCCGCGGGCTGGCCGCTACGCAGGCCGTTTGTGGACGCGCTCAAAACTTGGCCGGATACACCACCAGACCCCGACCCGCCAGACCAAGACCCGTGCGATGTTGGAGAAGCACTGAATCTCGCCTACGACCTCAAACGCCAGGCTGATGCGCTGCTCACAGAAGTGCAGACGTTAGCGAAAGACGCTAAGGCGCTGCTCTCCGCATTGCAGGCAATGCAGAAATGAGGTGATGACATGGCGGCCAAACGGGTTACAAATGCCGAACTGCTGGCCGAACTCATCGCATTGCGTCAGGCGCACGCGGCGCGCGACGGCAGGATTGACGAAATCGCGCGCCGCGTGGAGGAGATACTGCGGGCGCAGGCGGTATATGCCGAAAGGCAAAAGGCAACCAGAGAGACCGTCAAGGCAAACGCAAAGGAAATCAGCGACCTGAAAAAGGTTGTGTTGGGAGAGAACGGCGGCAGCAAACGCAAGGGGCACGAGCAGCGCATCGCCGCTTTGGAGCGCGTCGTGGAAGGCACGATGAACACCCTCAAGCGCGCTGCGTGGATTATTGTGGCTGCGTTTCTTGCTGGCGTTGGCGGCTGGCTCGCGCATCTGGCTGGTTTCAAGTTTTGACCATTCCTCCACAAGGAGGCCCTGTGAAATTTGAACTCAAACGCACTGACATTGAGGTGCACGAACTGCGGCTGTGGGACTGGCAGCCGCAAGTGCACTTCGTAATGATGAGCGACCTGCATATTGACAGCATATGGTTTGACCGCAAATCGTTTGAGTACGATATTCGGCGCGCCCGCGACATGGGCGCGTTTGTGATTGTGGCGGGAGATATATTTGATGCGATGCAGGGCAAATACGACCCACGCCGCACCTATGACGAGATACTGCCGGATTTGCAAGGCGCTGACTATTACGACAGGCTGGTAGATTACGCTGAGGAGTTGTTCGCGCCCGTTGCGGAACGGCTTATCCTGCTCGGCTACGGCAACCACGAAACGGCGGTGCGGGAAAAAGCGGGCACCGACCTGCTGCAACGGCTGGCCGACCGTCTGCGCTCAAAACACAAGTCGCCCGTCGAGGTGGGAGGCTACGACGGTTATTTGGCCGTTGCCCTGATGGAGCGTGATGGCAAGCGCGTGATGAGCCGCCGCGTTGTCTATTATCATCACGGCGCAACGGGTGGCGCGCCGGTGAGCGTGGGCACAATTGAGGCGCACCGGCAGCGCGACATCATGGCGCACATCGTGCTCAACGGACACAACCACCGCGACTACATCAAACCCGACACAATGGAGATGATTACCACCCGCGGCGTGCGCATTCTGGAGCAGCGGTATTTCCTGCGCACGCCAGGCTACAAGGCAGCCTGGATTGGCAACCGCTTTGGCTTTGAGAAAGTCAAGCGCCACGGCGGGCGCGTGGTGGGCGCAATGCTTGTGACCATGCGGCTGGACGGCGGCCACCAGACCAAAGCAAAGCGCGTGTTGATTGAGCCGACCGATTGGAGCCGTCCCCCGAACCGCCCCTACGGTGCGCGGAAGGTGCAAAAACCCTGAAGTTATTGCACACAAGAACAGTTGTGCTATAATGTAGATGGCCAGCAGCCCAACCCGCGCCTTGAAGGCAGGCCCCGACCAGGATATACTGAAACTTAGCGCGGGCTCTGTTGAGTGTACCTGCCCTGCTGGCCTTATCCCCCGTGCCCGTTCGCGGGCGCGGCGCGGCGGCCATGAAGCCGCCCGCTTTGCCCCCGCCCGACCGTCCGCGGCGGTATCCGGGTTCACCCGTGTGGCGGGGGCTTTATTCCAAGTTTGTGAATAACGCGCGGCGTTATTAAGCGTTTTGCCCATTTCGTAAAATAAGGAGGATTGCATGGACATTAACATTTTCTCCAACAGCGCCCAGTTCATGGCGCTGGTGTTCGGCCTTGTGGAGTTCCTGAAGAAACTCGGCCTCAAGGGCAATGCCTTGACCATTGCGAGCATGGCACTCGGCGTTGTTGCTGGCGTGGTCTACCAAGTCGCGAAAATCTACCCGCAGGCCGGGCAATGGATTAGCGTCGGAGCGTTTGGCCTTGCCGTTGGGCTGGCCGCTTCCGGGCTATACGACTTCGCAAATGCACGCTGGCCGAAGAAATAGCACCCCACCCGCCCCCGCCGTGAGCGGGGGCTAACTTTCCCCCATGCCGAGCGGCAAAACCCACACAAAAATGAGCGCATGGCTGGCCGTCGGCCTCGCGCCAGTCTCCCCGACGGCTGCGCTTGGCTGCCTTTCTGGCGTGCTGCTATCGCCTGATTTGGACGTGGACGCGGGCTACTACGGCCTCCATGTCCTTCGCACCATCTGGGGGGATTTCGTCGCGGATGTGTGGTGGGCGTTCTGGCTGCCCTATGCGAAAATCATGCCCCACCGCTCTATTGCCAGCCATTTCCCGCTGCTCTCCACGGCGGTGAGGCTGGTGTATGTGCTGCTTCCCATGCTTTTGATAACTTATGCTGTTGGTTATATGACCACCGGCGCTGGTGCGCCGCTTGCGGAACAATTGTTCCGCTTCCTGACCTCTCCCCCATTCCTCAAATTCGCCGCGGGGCTGGCACTATCCGATACCGTCCACGCGGTTGCGGATGTGGTCGTCAGCGCGGTGCGTTAAATGCAAAAGCCCCCGATTTCGGGGGCTTTGTGGTTGCTGGGATTGCGGGCAGTCACACCTCTCCGCGCTCCATCGCCCGCAGAACGGCCACCGCGTTGCTCACCGTGCCCCTGCTGACGCCCACCTCGCTGGCTATCTGACGCACGGGAGGCTTATTGGACGCGGTGTAGCCATGCGCCCGCATCCACTCTATCACGCGCTGGACGCTGGGCTGGGCTGCCCAACGCTCGACATCGCTCAGCGCGTGTCCATCGCCTCCCCCATTGGACGGCTGCATTTCGGCGGGCTGTCCACCGGCGTCCACTGGGCGTCCAATGGACGCGATGGACGCACGCGCCAGGCGGCGGGCGTCGCGCTGGGAAAGTTGCAGGAAACCGGCCTCCGAGGCCAACTCCAAGTACGCCGCGGATTGTTCCCACGCGGCGTTCAGGGCGTCTTCCCACTCGGCGAGCGCGACCGCGCTGGTGGCCGCGAGGTGCCCCAGCACGGAGCCGGAGGCCCACAGCGCCGCCGTGCCGCCGAGGCCTTGGATGAGCGCCAGCGACCAGAGCACAAACCTGCCAAACGCGCCATCAGCGCCAGCGGGGAGCAGGTAGAGAGACTGGTGCAGGCCAGCGGTGGCGCTGATGGCAATAAACAAAGTTATCGCGAGCATGACTCGCTGCCGCAGGTTGACGCTGCGTCCATGCACGGCGTCATCGTGGGCGCGGATGGCCTCGTAGAGGATAACGCCGCCTTCCACAAAAATCATCGCGCCGATGGCCTCGGCTGTGGGGAGATAACCCGCGAGACCCGACGCGCTGGCGGCCTGGTGGAATGCGCCGTAGGTGCGGATTGCGATGGCAACCGCGCCAGCGGCCACGACCAGCATTGCCAGCCAAAACGCGCCAGGGATACCGCCGCGCTGGGGAGGGGGGTTGCGCGTTTCGTATTGCTGGCGGAAGTCCAGATACGCGGAATTGATACGCTCGGCGATGTTATTGCTCATGGTGCCTCCTAAAGAAACAGCGCCCCGCCCGTGAGAGCAGGGCGCTTAAGTTATCACAAGCATTACGCACCGCGCACGCGGCCTTTTGGCGTGGTGGCGCGGTGGTATTTGGGACGCTGGGGGCGGGGCGCGCTGTTGAACCACGGTGCATTTCCGGTTAGTGCGTCAATGATGATGCCAAGAGGGTCACTCTCGCGCGCCCGCTCAGGCCCGAATACGCCGTAGATAAAAAGCGGCTCCGGCAGCACGTCAAAAAAAGTTGCTACCACAAGCAGCAAGAGCATTACGCCTAAATGCTCAAACGGATGTTCTGAAAACCGCATCACGCCGCTTGGGCCTGCCGCGGCGTCTAACAGGCCGACGAAATTGGTGTAGATACTATAAAAATACGCTCCGAGGCCAGCGGCGAACAGGGTACGGTTGAGCACGCGCCCCGTGAACAGCAATTCCAGCGCCGTAATCAGGCCCACCATCGTCCATCCGAGGGTGGGGTAGCCGTTCATGATGAACCCAAACCCAGCCGCCGAGAATTTTGCGGAGAGATACCACACGGCAAACGCCGCAATTGTGGCGATAATGCGCTTGAGCGTTTCCATGCTCATCGCAGCACCCCCGCGGCGGCGAGGCTAATGACTGCTACAACCCAAATCACGAAGGCCAGGAAAACAATGCCACACCCGCGGGCAGCCTTAGCCTCAAACTCGCTCCCCCCGTCAGGGTATCTGTGCGGTGGGGGAGGAGGGGCATGACCGGTAGCGCTTTGCAGGAAACTGTAAGCGTAATCCTGCGAGGCGCGTGATTGGGTAGCCCGCGCCTCACGCGCCGAGCGCAACGCCTTGTGCGCCCACCGTGCTGGCAACCTCTGGGCGCGCTCATGGTCATCTGGGTATTCGCGCCGGTATTTTTCCACAGCCTCCATCGCGGCGCGCTCCAGTTCCGCCTGCCACCGCGGGTCGTATTCTCCCGCTGCAAGAGCCTCGCGGCGGCGGATTTCGTCATCGCGCGCTTTGGCAAGGCCGCCCGGAGGCGGCGCGTGGTCGGGGTCGTTTATGGCATCGCGGAACGCCCCGAACCCGTTGACGACCCCGGCAACAATGAAAAACAACACGCCGAAGCCGCCAAAGCACAACATTGTTCCTGGCTGCGCGATTGACCCGCCAATCAGCGCAGCCAGCGCACCTGCGATAAGCAAAAATCCTAATATGCTTTCCACGCGCGCCTCCTGTCTGCGATAAGCTGCCCAACGCTTGCGTCAGCGGCTCGCCGAAGGCGAATCCGCTGGACGTGGTGTTGGGCGGGCGTCATCGTGTTACCCTCACCCTGGCCTGCGGATTCCTCTCGCAAGCAAATAGCAAGTTTTCCACTGTTTCCAATAGTGTTTCGTAATCGCCCCACCCGTTCTTTGGGTTAAACGTCTGAAAATAGGCTGGGTTCATCTTGAGTTGCGCAAGGCTTGGCACTAAAAACATGCGTAACTGCCACGCACGGCTAATACCCAGCGTTTCCGGACGCCACATAGGAAGATACAGCCCGGCGTGTCCAGCCATCTCAGCAAGGTTGTGGGTGATGTTCTCGTGGTGAATGGTGAGGCAGTCATTCGTCTCAAGGTAAATATCCAAACTCATGGATGTTCTCCTTTCTGGGGGAAGAAGCCCGCCCAACGATTAGCTCACCGGCTCGCTTTGCGAGTCCGGTGCAGCGGGGGTTAGCCCCTGCTCGCCCTCGAACTGCTCGCGCAGCCATGCGGCCAAGCCGTCAAAAGTTTCAAAGACGTGCATGTTGGCGAAGCGAAAAAAGTTTGAGTATGCAGGGTCAAACGGGGGATGAGCAACGTATCCGTTTTTGACTTTGTTAATTTCGACTGCGTCCATCATTACCTTCCTTTGCCCACGTGGGGGCTAACGGATAGGTCAGCGGCGGGGCGGGTAGGGAAGGCTGCCCAGCCGCGAATGCGATTAGGACTTTACGGTGCCTTGGTTCGCGCGGGGCGAAGCCCCGTCCGCTGCACCGGGTGTTAGGCACGCCCGCAATTTGGACAGTGCCTCAAGCACTATCGGGAGCGGGAAATTGTTTTCGGCATCTTTCACGGCGTCAAGGATGTCTTCGTCCCACCATACTGCTGTGGTGTTTCCGGCCTCGACTGCCTGCCGCAGGGCATCTGCCGCCTTGATGACGAGGGGAAAATACTCGGTCGGCGAGGCAACAATATCTATCAGCCACGAAATCCAATTTTCGCTCCATTCCTCCGGCGGCGTATCCAAGATAATATCAATCATCATGGAGCGCAGGTCGTGGTCTTTGCCGCCGGGCTGCACTGCGGCGCAGTTGTCTTCGTATGCGAGTAGTTTGTTGAGAATATCTTTGGGTTCCATAAGCAAGTGCCTAACGGGTTTGCGTTTCACCCGCCGCCGTGTTTGCGAGAAGCGACGGGGTTGATACCGACATTGCCCGCCCACGGCGCGGCTTCTGCCACGCCGCAGGCGGTCGGGTGCAAACGCTGGTTAGGTTGCCCGCTCATACCATAGTGACGCGGCGGCGAGTTCGCGCCAGAACGTCTCTGGGTCCTCGGACAGTTTGACCTGCCCTTTGACGCCGACATCCCACATGGAGATACTGACGTCCCACCCCGCCTTAGCGGCGAAGCGAATGACAGCGGGGATTAGAGCAAATTGGCGACGAGTGTTTATTTTCGTCCACAACCCAGACCACCGATGAAACTCGAGGCCGGGAAATTTCTCGCCGAGCACATCACACAACGCGCGTGCTTCATTCTCCGGGATATTCCCATGCTCATCGGGAATGTCCGGGTGGAGATGCAAATGTAATCTCGCAGTAGAGTTCGCGCCACCGCGAACATAGCCACGATTGACAAAACCATTTTCCATGATATAGCTCCTTCGCCGTTACAAGGCCACGGTCGCGGGCAACCTAACGGTTTAGCTCACCGGCTCGGCGTCAGCCGAGTCCGGTGCAGCGGGGGTTGGGCGGCCTTTGATTGCTTCCTCAAGCGCATTGCGCGCGATGCGCATGGCTTCATTGGCCGCGTCGGTGGCATCAAGCGCTGTTTCGGTCAGCGCGGCGATGCGTTCAAGCGCCGCCGCGTAGATGTTACGCTCGCGGACAAGGCCGCGCAGTTGCGCACTGTCAATCGTGGCATTTTTGGGTAATTGCATGGTAAACCTCCTGTGTTTGGGCTTCAGCCGCCCAACTATTAATTAACCGTCAATTAAGCCGGATATACACCCCTCACGGGGCAAAATCCGGCTCAAGCGCCGCCCAGTTCAGGACGTAGACACCCGGGCGGCTCCCGTGCCGCGGGCGCTCAACAACTACGAGCCCGCGCGCAATCAGCGAGCGCAGCGCCGCCCGCATCTGGTGGCCGCCCCACTGGGCGAGCGCCTCCTGGCCCTCAATCTTCCCGCCCTGCGCGCTGATGAAGCCCGCGGCGCGCAGTTCGGTGAGGGTGAGGCGCGCGGTGGGGTGGTATGCTTTTAGGGGGACACACGCCTGCGGTTCTTCCATAGCGGCTCCTTAAACTGGCACAGCCCAGCGCGCTCTAAACACGCGCTGGGCTATGGGGGATTAGCGGGTCAGGCCGACTGCGCCCACGACCCGCCCCTGCTCGTCGCGGAGCAGGCGGCCGGGGGAGTAGACGTCCTCGCGGGCGGCAACCTGCGGGTGGCTGCGCACCAGCCCGCTCACCACGTAGATGGTGTCGGGCTTCGGCGCGGGCAAACCCTCCACGTCACCGAACTCGGTGACGAACAGGGGCACGCCCTCGGCGGCCTCGCCAACGCGCACCGCGCTGGTGCGCACGCGGGCTACCTGTCCGCTGGGGGGGACGGTCGCGACAAGACGACCGCCTTCATCATGGAGCTTCAGTTCGTGTGGGGTGAGATTGACAATCACTTTCTGCCTCCTTCGCCGTTTTACGCCACGGTCGCGGGCGGGCTACCAAAGTCGGGAAAATTCGCGCCGCGGGCATACCGCCGAAGGCGGGTCGGCTTCACATGGCGTTAGCCCGCTTTGCGAGCAGGGAGATATTTGTATTCCGCGTGTTGCTGTTCGGCATAGGCGCGCGCCGCCGCCTCACCGTTGCTTTGCAAGATGCGGCGCAGTTTGTTGCGCTCGCGGCGGTGTTCGCGGCGATAGCGCTCGCACTTGGCCTTATTGCGACCATACTTGCGGTTGATATTGTGTTTCGCCATGAGTTTCTCCTTCGCCGTTTTTCGCCACGGTCGCGGGCAGGGATATGCGGGTAGGTCGCTTCGCCCAGCCAGCCCAGACCGTTTTACAGCCCCTTTCGCACCGGCCAGTGGTGCGGGCTATGGGCTGGTTCCCCGCAGGGCGTCTTTCGTGGGGCCATGCGCCCCATCTGCCCTAATGATACACCCATTCGCCCGTTTTGTCAAGAAAATTCAGGGAAATTGATACATGAGATTTGTTGACACACAAGCGAGAATGACTTATAATGAGAACGTGCCCAATTCGGGGCGCAAATCCGAGAAAGGAGGCAGTTATGGGAGAACTCGCCAAGCGCGAAAGCGCAAACGCCCCGCAATGGGGAATTGAGGAAATCGCGCGCGCTGCCGAAATGATTGCGCGCTCCGGCCTGTTTGGCATGAAAACGCCTGAACAGGCCGCGGCGCTCATGCTCATCGCCCAGGCCGAGGGAATGCACCCCGCGGCGGCAGCCCGCGATTACCACATCATCCAGGGCCGCCCTGCCCTGCGCGCCGATGCCATGCTGGCCCGCTTCCAGCAGGCAGGCGGCAAGGTGGAATGGCTGGAGTACACCGACCAGCGCGTGAGCGCCCGTTTCAGCCACCCCAACAGCCCCAAGCCCGTAACCGTGACGTGGGACATGGAGCAGGCCAAGCGCGCCGGGCTGGCTGGCAAAGACAACTGGCGCAAATACCCGCGCCAGATGTTGCGGGCGCGGGTGATTTCCGAGGGCGTGCGTATGACATTCCCCGGCGTGGCCGTGGGAGTTTACACGCCGGAGGAAGTCGCCGATTTTGACGATGGCGAAACTGTTACGGCGGAATATCGCGAAGTGCCCGCAGCGCCCGCCCCGAAACCCGCCAAGCCCTCCCGCCCCTACGCACCCGCTGAACTGCGCGAAGCCATCCGCAAGGCGGCGGACGCGCTGGACGGCAAGCCGCTGGAAGACGGCGAAACCAAGCGCGCGGCCATCGCCGAAATCCTCGCCACCAGCGACGGCGAGGTTGCGCCCGATTTGCTGGCGTGGCTGGTGGGAGAGCGCGAACCCCACAACCTGACCGGCGCGGAAACCGCCGCCCTGTGGCGGTGGCTGAAGCCTGAGCGGGATGAGGCGGGATGGCTGCCCGACCCCGTGGCGTTGCAGGAATTGGACGCCGCCATTGCCGCGCTGAAATCCGGCGATGTGCAATTGCCCGAATAACCACCACCGAGAGGGGCGCGCTATGCGCCCCTCGCCCCATTTGGGCGCGTAACGGTTTAGACGGCAGGAAACGCCGACGCGCACCTGCCGGAAGCGGGTTCAACTCCCGCCGCGTCCACCTTCTCATAATTACTCTCAAAAACTATCACAGGAGGCAGCCATGCAAAAATTAACTGTAAAACCCGACAATATCCGGGATTTGACCAAGCGCCTTGAAGCCGTACGCGCCCGCCGCGCCCGCCTGCGCGCCGAAACCGAGGAGGCCTGGGCGCGCTACCTCGCGGCCTGCGACGAGGCCGAAGCCGCTGGCCCCGACCCCGAAACCGGCGGCATTCCGGCCAGCACCCAGCAGCGCCTGAACGCCCTCGGCGCGGAGGCCGAGCGGTTGGAGCGCCAGTACCGCGAGGCGTACCACGAAGAGGGGCGGCTTTCTGCCCAAATTTTGGGCTGGAACAGGAATGGGGCAGCGTAACACCATCGCCTTCTGCGCCCTGGCGCTTCCGGGGCGCAGAGGGAGGCGGGGTTGCCCGCCCAAATCACGCCCGCGCCGCGGGGCGAAAAAATACGCGGCAACCCGCTGGGCGTCGTTCCGGCAGCGGCACCGGCGGGGGAATTTCGGGCAGAAAGAGCGGTCGATTTCACTTCCGTATCTTGGGAAGCCCCCGCGTTGCCGGGCGCGGGGGCAAAAACAAGAGGAGGCGTAATGCGCGTGTTGGTCTGCTGCGAATTTAGCGGCGTTGTGCGCGATGCGTTTATCGCGGCCGGGCATAATGCTGTATCATGCGACCTGCTACCGTCCGAGAGGCCGGGGCCTCATTATCAGGGCGATGTGCGCGACATTTTGGGCGATGGGTGGGATTTAATGATTGCGCACCCGCCCTGTACGCGCTTGGCAAATTCCGGTGTGCGCTGGCTGCATGAGCGCAATCTGTGGGACGAAATGCGCGAGGCAGCGGAGTTTTTCAGGCTGCTGCTGGATGCACCCATCCCACGGATTGCCGTTGAGAACCCCATTCCGCACCGGTACGCGCTTGAAATCATTGGTCGCAAATACGACCAGATAATCCAGCCGTGGCAATTCGGGCATGGCGAGACCAAGGCGACTTGCCTGTGGCTAAAAAACCTTCCACCGTTGCACCCCACGAACATTGTGGCAGGCCGCGAACATCGCATCTGGAAAATGCCGCCGTCACCCCGGAGAGCATTGGAGCGGTCGCGCACCTATCCGGGCATAGCGCGGGCAATGGCGGAGCAATGGGGCACGCTTGACACCCCCGGCGGTTTGCGGTAAAATCAAGGTGCCGGATTTCCTGAACGGGAGTAGTAAAATGCCATCGCCAACAACTACAAAATACACTATCAGCCCCTGCGGGGGGCGCGCGCTTTATGCGTTGGCATTGCGCTCCTGTGCGTTTGGAAATCCGGCAAATTTCCACCTGCGCGCGTTCCCCGCGGGGGCTGGTGCGTTTAAGCCGGAGGTGTTGAGTGGGTGAGCAAAGGTTTTCTGTAGTCCCTTCCCGCGCCGTGGGTGATAAAGACATGCCAGACAATGTATTCCGCACTCTGGCAGCATTGGGGCTTTACGGCGATAAAAACGGCTGGTGTTTCCCATCGCTGCGCGCCCTTGCTGAAATCCGCGGCTTATCACGCAGCACAATTAGCCGGCACATCAAGTTGCTTGAAGAACGAGGGTATCTCAACGTGCATAAGCAGCGAAACGAAGACGGCAGTCGCGCGCCGAACTTGGTACAAATTCGCTTTGATTTCCCACCAGACAAAGACAAGAAAGGGGGTGTTGCACTTAAGGATGCAACGGGTGTTGCGCCATACATGCAACAGGGTGTTGCACTTAAGGATGCAACGTTAACGCCCCAATTAACGCCCCAAGTTAACGATAGTGGTGATGCTAACGCATCACCACGGCGCAAGCGCCGCGCTGGCGGCGAGGGCAATGCCTCGCCTTTTAAGCCAGAGAAGGCTTCTGAACAAAAAGACACGCGCGAGAGTAAAAAACCACGCGCGCGTAAAGGCAAAAAAGAAAAAGTCCCCGCCGAAATTTTGCGCGCCGCTGTGACGGCCTGGGCGGTCGTGACGGGCATCATCACGGACGCCGAAACGCCCGTGCCGGAGCCGGTGTACCCGCGCCTTGCCCGTGAGGCCAAGCGCGCGCTCACCGCGAAGCGCAAGGCGCTGGGCGGCGCGGCTTGGCCGGAAGTGCTGGCCGCGTTGCAGGCCGACCTTAGGGTTGTGTACCGCGGCTGGTGGGCGTGGGATGGGCGTGAGAGTGCGCCCGGCCACCAGCAGGTGCATGAGTTACTGGCCCGCGTGTGGGCTGGCACGTGGCCGGAGTACAAAAACCGGCCAAAAGGCAAGCGGAAGAAAACGCGCCCGGCGGCATCGGTGGAAGAACTGGCCGACGCGCTGGGCATCTAACCGAGAGGAGGCACAATGGCAACCGCAGCACCGCACGACCTGAAACTGGAAGCCGCGCTTTTGGGCGCGGTGCTCATCTCGCCCGACTTGCTGGCGGAGATTGATCTGCCCGCGGAGGCGTTTTTCAGCGGGCGGCACCGCTGGATTTGGGAGGCAATGAAACGCCTCGCGGCCCGCGGCGAGGCTGTGGACACCCTGACGCTGGAAGCCGAGTTGAAATCCCTCGGCAGGCTTGGCGACGCTGGCGGGGTTGTGTATCTCGCGCGCCTGGCCGCTACGCCGGTTTCCAGCCTCAACGCGCCGGATTACGCGGCACGGGTGGTCGACCTATGGAGACGCCGCCGCTATTTGCAGCAGGCCGAGCGCGTAGCGAAGGCCGCGTATGACCCCGCCGCCGACCCTTCCCGCGAGGCCGAGGCGTTTTTAGCGATAGCCCAAGATGGGCGTGGGGCGGCCCAGGCTGTGCATGTGAGCGTGGCCGTCAACGAGGCCATTTCCGCCGCGCACCACGCGGCAGAACACCCGGATGAGGTGTCCAAGATATTCTGGGGGCTGCCAAAACTCGACCGCCTTTTTATGGCCGAGGGCGACCAGATGACGATTTTGGCGGCGCGGCCTGGGGAGGGGAAGTCGTCACTTGCGCTTACTGCCGCCATTCGCTCGGCACGGGCCGGGCGGCGTGTGCTGCTTGTATCGCTGGAGATGGCCGCGAAGCAGTTGGGGCAGCGCGTGGCGGCGCAGGTTTCTGGCATCCCAATCCCGAAAATTCGGCGCGGCAAACTTGGGGAGGAGGAGTGGGAGGCGCTCCATCGTGTGCCGCAGGAACTCGCGCAATTGCCGCTGGAAATCCTACACCTGCCCGGCGCTACGCCCGCGGCGATACTGGCAGCCGCCGAGCGTTTCAAGGCGCGGCATGGCGGTATTGACACTCTCATCCTGGACTATTTGGGGTTGGTTAGTATCCCCGGCGCGGTCAAGCCCTACGACCGCGTTTCCAGCGCGTCACTGCAAATCCGGCGGGTGATTGGCAGGCTTGGCGTGTATGGCCTTGTGGTACACCAACTCAACCGCAAAGTTGAGGAGCGCATGGACAAGCGCCCCAACATGGCCGACCTGCGCGAGAGCGGGCGGCTTGAGCAGGACGCCGACGATATTTTCTTTATCTACCCGCGGCCAGACACCGAGCGCGACCCGCGCGACAAATTCGCGCATTCGTGCCTGTGGGTGGAAAAAGTGCGGCAAGGCCCGGCGTGGTGGCATGTGCCGATTAGCCGCATCCAGCACACGACGGAAATTGTCCAGAGCACCGATGAGTGCCCGGATAAAGACACAGTTGATTTGTCCGATGCCGTCAAAGGATTTTGACCCCAACCAACAGGAGGCGTACCAATGACAGACCAAACCACCTTACCCTGCGGCTGTGTCGTTTCCGGCGGCGTGGCCGTGTACGAATGCGAGGAGGCGTGTCAGATAAGGCGTCTCGTCGCACAGTCGGAAGCGAGGTACTTCACTGCGCTTGCGGAAGGCCCGCGTCGGGACGTGCGCGGGCGTGCGATTGCCGTGAGGGTGGCGCGGCAGATGTACCGCGAGCATCTGATGCAAGGTTATGCTAATCTTGTTTCGGAGGAGGCTGTATGAGCGAATACCGTCTTTACCACGGCGACAGCATGGAAATCTTGCCTCGCCTTATCGCCGAGGGTGTGCGCGTTGATGCGGTGATTACCGACCCGCCGTATGGGATGATTGCGCCAGACTGGGATGTTCGCCCAGATCTGGAAGCAATGTGGGACGCATTCCACTTAGTGCTTGACAAAAATGGCGTAATGATTATTACCGCCGTTCCTCCATTCTCTGCGCGACTGATTGTTTCAAACGAAAAAGAATTTAGGTTTGAGTGGTGCTGGAACAAAATAAACGGTGCAAATTTCCTGAACTTGAAGAAATACCCATTCCGCACCACGGAGCGAGTGCTTGTGTTCTCTCCGACTGGCAATTTCACATTTAATCCTATTCGTGTGTCTCGCACACCAGCGTCGTTACAGCGAAGCCCGAAGGGAATAGAGCACATCATTAGTAAAGGGGTTGGGCATAGTGCTGAGCATTACGATATACCCATTGCCCCTACGACCACATTGGCTGCTGATGGGAAAAAGCACCCTGTGGATTTGGTCACTTTCGGCAAACACGAGAGCGGAGAAAGGTATAAGTATTCTCACCCCACGCGCAAACCAGTTGCCCTAATGCGATATTTTGTGCTCACCTACACTAACCCAGGAGATACTGTAATTGACCCGTTCATGGGCAGCGGCACAACTGGCGTGGCGTGTATGCAAACAGGCCGCAATTTCATCGGCATTGAAATAGACGAGCACTACTTCAACATCGCCAAGAAGCGCATTGAAGACGCCGCCCGCCAGCCGCTCCTCTTGCAACCCCAAGGCGGGAGCGAAGCAACAGCGGCGCAACTGCCATTTGAGGAGGTGCAATCGTGACCGTGGCTATTGCAATCACTTTTCCGTGTGGCTGCCGCATCGTGGACGGCATTTTGCAGCCGTGCCCGCGTGCGGCTGCGTTGTACCGCGACCTTGTGGCGGCGCGGGAGGGGCGGCGCGCTGGGCGCGTGACGATGGACGCCGAGCGCGTGGCCTACACTGCATTTGCGGCGCATCTCAATTTTGCCGAGGTGCAGGCGGTAGATTATGACGAGCGATAAAGCCCCCAAACACCACTGGAACTACCGCCTCATCCGGCACGTGTGGCCGACGGGTGAGGTGACGGTGGGCATTCACGAGGTGTATTACACCGACGGAAAGCCTACCAAGTGGAGCAAATACCCTGTGCCCGTGGCTGGCGAGGATGCAGAAGAGGTGTTGCGCATCCTCAATGACATGCGCCAGGCCCTCGCCAGCCCGCCCATGACCGTGGAGGTGGAAGATGAGCAAGAAGCGCAATAACCCCCAACCACAAACCCCGCTGGAACTGGCGGCCCGTGGCGCTGCGTTTACGCTGACCCACAACAGACGCGGCGAATGGGGTATTCGGCTGGTAGACCACATGGGCGCCAGCGAGGCATTTCTTGCGACCACCCTCGCCGAGGTGGTGGCGTGGGCAGAACGGTATCTTGACGAGGAGACGGCCCGATGAGCGCCCAGCAAGTCCTCTTTGATGTCGCCCCAGCAGTCCAGCCGCCGCGCTGGGGTGAGAAGGTGCGCTCGCTATCGTTTGACGAGCGCGAAATCATCAGATGGATTATGTTGCTGCACAATGACGGTCAGCCGTTTGACCTTGACCCAACATACAGCACCGGCCGGTTTTGGGAAGGGCTACCAGAGCCGCGGCTGAAAATGGACATTGCCCCGCAAGCGCCCGGCGTGATACAGGCCGATGCGCGGGCCTTACCGCTGGAAAGCGGCAACGTGGGCAGCATTATGTTTGACCCGCCTTTCGTGGTTGCACCGTCAGCTCGGCCTGGGATTATCCGCGAGAGGTTTTCCTGTTATCTCAATGTGCCTGCGCTTTGGGCGTTCTATCGCGGCGCGCTGGTTGAGTTTTGGCGCGTGCTCCGGCCGGGCGGTGTAGTTGCGTTCAAGTGCCAAGACACCGTGAGCGGCGGGATAAACTACATGACCCACGCCGCGGTGATTGCGATGGCGCAGGAAATCGGCTATTACGTCAAAGACCTGTTTATCCTCGCGCGGCGCAACGTGTTGTGGTCGCCCAACATGGCTAACCAGCAGCATGCCCGCAAGACGCACTCGTATTTCATCGTTTTGGTGCGTGGTGATGAGCGCCGCGCCGCGAAATCCATGATTTGCGGAGGAGGAAAATGAGCGAAACCACGAAACACTACCAGGAGGCCATTGTGGGCTTTGTGGCAGCCCGCGGATACCGCGCCGGCTACACCGGCGCCGAGTTTGCGGTGCGCCAAGCCCTCAAACTGGCGGAGGAAACCACCGAGGTTGTAGCGGCCTTCGGCGCGGCGCTGCCCGCTGAGGTGCGGGAGGCTGCCGATGTGCTGGGTAAGGCTGCGCGGCGGTATTTTGACGCCGGTTTCCCGCATGGCTACAGCGCGGCCGCGCCGACCGATGACAACCTGCGCGCCGCGCTGGCCGAGGCTGACGATGTTATGGTCGTACTGGCGTGCCTTGCCGAGGGCGCGGGGGATGCCGTGGGCGAGCGCCATGACCTGATGGAGGGGGCGCTTGCGAAAGCCCGCGCGGATGTGGCGCGGGGGAGGCGAGGTGCATGATGGCGGCGCGGTGCAAGAGGCGGATGATGAAGACCTGCCCGGTGTGCGGGCGGGTGTTCGTGACCCATGATAGCCGCCGCCGGTACTGCTCGGCGGAGTGCGCGCAAGAGCATGTGCGGGCGAGCGCGCGGCTGTACTCGCGCAAGAGGCGGATGGTGCAGCAGGGCGGCGAGCATGATTTTGTTCTTGTTTCCGACGCCCTGCCGCTGGAAGAGGGCGGATTCCGGCCCGGCGTGGAATTTTCTACCCGTGAGGTGGCGGCGATGCTGGCCGAGCGCGCGCTGGTGCCAGGCACGCGGCTGCGCTCCGCGAAGCGCGCTCATCTGGGCGTGCTGACGGTGACGGTGGTTGACGACGGCGACCGGTTGGCGCTGGCTGACGAGAGCGGGCGCGTGGTGATGTGGCCCGCGCATGGGGTTGGCTGGCGCTGGGCTGCTGAGGTTGTGGAGGCGGCGGGATGAGCAAAAGCGGGCTGGAAGACCTGTTCGCGTTGCAGGCCACCGCGCTGGGGTTGGCCGATGGGATGGTGCGCGAGTACCGTTTCCACCCGTCGCGCCGGTGGCGGTTTGATTTCGCTTGGCCTGACCATATGCTGGCCGTGGAGGTTGAGGGGGGCGTGTGGGTGCAAGGGCGGCACAACCGCGGCGCGGGCTTCCTGGCCGACATGGAGAAATACAATGAGGCCGCTATCCGTGGTTGGCGCGTGCTGCGCGTGGCTGGAAAGCACATTCGCGGCGGCGAGGCTATGGCTTGGCTTGAACGCGCGCTAAAAGCACGTGGTACAATGTAACTGCCTCCTTTTGGTGGGGGAAACGCCGCGGCGGGAGCGATACCCGCCGCGGCTGCATTTAAAAGCAAAAAGCCCCGCCCGTGCGGGCGGGGCGGGAGGGCATAAGCTGCACGCTGTGTTGGGTGGCTCATAGCAAGCCGTCTGGCTCGTCCATGTACTCCCCGCGCACAACGGCGCGGGCGTACGTGATTGCCTCGCGAAACATTCTCTCGTCGCGGGGCATTTTGAAATAAGGTTTGTCTACCGCTTCGGTCTCGCGCGTGATGAACGCGGCGACCCACACGCCGGTAGGCAGGCTCTGGGTGTCAAACCTGACACCCACGCACGGCTCATCACTGAGCCATGCGATGTCCTTGATAAAAATAGTTGCTGTTGTCACTTTTTCCTCTCCTCTCACCGCCGTTGTCCCTGCCCGGCGGCTGTGGGTTCCCCGGCAGGGCGGGGAATTTGCGGTTCTAGAAATCAACAATCACGAAGGTTGGGAGCGCCCCACGCCGCAGCGCCCACCGCTTCACGAGGCGCTCGGCCTCGTGGGGGAGGGCGGAGACGGTGACATCATTGGCGCGACGCGAAGCGTAGCGGAAGCGGCGGGCAAAGCGAGCAAACGACTGAGCTGTTTTCGTGTCGTTGAAGCGGATAGTAGTCATTTCTGCCTCCTTTAGGGGTTTCGCTTGCTTTACTGTCTAAATTGTACAGTAAGACCCCCGATTTGTCAAGGATTTTCCGCCAAATTCCCCGACCAATTTCCCCCAGTTTGGGTTTTTTGATGCGAAATTCATAAAAAATACCCCGCCGGAGCGCGCCGCGGGGGTGAAAATCAAGAACGGATGTGCTATAATGGGAGTATGAGCGCAATTACCTGGAAACCTATACGCGTCCGACTGCGCGACTTGGAGCCGTGGGAGCGCAACCCGCGGAAGATGAGCAAACGCGCGGCCGAAAAGTTGATAGAGGGCTGGCGAGAACTTGGGCAGGCGGAGACCATTGCAGTTGGGCCGAATGGGGAAGTGTATAATGGTCATCAGCGGCTTTCTGTGTTGAGCGCCGCTTTTGGTTATGATTTTGATGTTTGGGCTTTGCAATCAAGCCGCCCGCTGACCGAGGCTGAGCGTGAGCGCCTGGTGCTGCTGCTGCACGCGGGCGCGACCGGCGGGTGGGACTGGGACGCGCTGGCAAATTGGGACGCTGAAACCCTGATGGATGGGGGAATTGATGAGGCGCTTCGGGATGTGCTCAAAACAGACCTCAAAGCGATTGACGAGTTGCTGGCGAGTACTGACGCTGATGAGGATGATTTTAGTGCGCTTCTTGATGCTGATGATAGCGTGGTAGAGAGGGCCAGTGATATTGTGTACCCGTCCAGCAATGAATTTGGCATACCAGACCTGCGACCAGACATGCAGGCGACGGAATTTGAAGCGCCGTTCTTGATCTGGGGCGCACAGGCGCGGCGCATGAAAGCGGCTACTATTGCGTTTTATACCGATGATTACCGTTTTGAGCGGCTGTGGCGAGAGCCAGGAGGCATTTTCTCGGCGCAGCCTGTCGCTGTTGTAGAGCCAAATTTTTCGTGTTACGCCGAGATGCCGCGCGCTGTGTGCCTTTGGAATATCTACCGCAAGCGGTGGCTGGCGCGGTGGTGGCAAGAGCGCGGCTTGCTGGTGTGGGTTGACTTAAATGTGAACCCGCGCCATTACCGCGACGCTCTTTTGGGTGTGCCGCGGGGCTGGAAAGCGTATGCTTCCCGCGGCAATTCGTCAATGCTGGACGCTCTTGACAAAGAGCACGCGATGGCAGCCGAACATGCAGGCGGCGAGCCGCTGTTTCTGGTGTACGGTGGCGGAAGTGCCGTAGAGCGGCGGTGCGTAGAGCGCGGCTGGCTGTATGTCGGCGAAGTAATGTCGCAGAAAGGAGACAACGATGGCTAAGGGAAGCGGTGGTGCCGGGAGGGGGCGCAGCAAACGGAAAGTATCAATTCTTTTCGCCGGATGGAACGCAAGCGAAACCCCCGAGGCTTTTATGCGAAAACACGGAATAAAAGGGACGCTGAATGAGGATTGGGGAGAGGTGGTAATTCCAAAATCTGAAATCGCCGCTGCAGCAGATGTTATCGTGGATGTTGATGGAAAGAGGATAGAGATGAGTGGCGCGGTGCTGAAAAATGGCCTGTTTCTCCCTGGTTCTTTCAACGCTGCGTATTTTGAGGATGCAACGAAATTTAGTTGGATGATGGACTCCTACGGTGGGCGTTCCGGGGTGGTGGCGATACCCACCAAAGGAATGTTGCAGATAGTGAATAAATACGGTGAGCGGCGCTATTCTAACAGCCGCGAGATTCTTGATGTATTTATTACTGATAGGTCTTATGGTTGGCACTATCCCTGATGAAGATTTGGCTGGAGCGGAATTAATCGGATAAATCGGAGTTTTCGGCATGGCGAAAGGGAGGCGCGGTTACGGCATGGATGAAGTCCTTGCGGCGATAGAGGGCAGCAAGGGTATTGTGTCGTATGTCGCGAAAAAACTTGACTGCGACTGGAACACCGCGCGCAAGTATATTGACAAATGGGAAACAACAAAGGCAGCCTTTGCCGCCGAGCGTGAGGTTGTCTTGGATATGGCCGAGATGGTGTTGGTAAAGAAATTGACGGAAGAAGATGAGGGCACGGCTAAATGGTTGCTGAATTATCTCGGGCGGCACAGGGGCTACGGGAAAGCGATTGACATTACCACCGGCGGCGAGCCACTTCCCGCGCCCACCGAGCGCATCATCGTGCGCGAGGTGATACGAGAGACCGACACCGGAGAGAGGGGCGATGGCAACGGGTGAGCGCGTGCGCGAGTGGGTATTTGACCTGCCGCTGCAAACTGAGGCGGAATTGCGCCTGTTTGCGCGCCACGCGTTCGGCATTACTATCCCCGACACCCGCGTTTGTGAGCACCACACCACGCCCTGGCGGGCGTTTGCCGATGCGTTTTTTGCGCGCTATCCTGTCACGGTTTGGAAAGCATCCCGCGGCTTCGGCGGGAAGTCGCTGCTGCTGGCGCTTCTGGCGACCGTGGAGGCCGCTGCGCTCAAAGCCAGCGTCACCGTGCTTGGCGGCAGCGGTGAGCAGTCCAAGCGCGTGCTCAACTACATGCGCGACTTCTGGGGCTACGAGAGCGCGCCGCGAAACCTGCTGGTGGGCGATGTGGCGCGGGAAATGCGCTTGGTGTGGGGCAACCGCATCACGGCGCTGATGGCATCCCAGGCATCGGTGCGCGGGCCGCACCCCCAGCGGCTGCGGCTTGACGAGGTGGACGAAATGCGGCTGGACATTCTGGACGCTGCCCTCGGCCAGCCCATGAGCGCGCCAGGCATCCCCTCGCAGGTCGTCATGTCGTCAACGCACCAATACGCCGACGGCACAATGAGCGAAATCCTGCGCCGTGCCGCCGCGAACGACTGGCCGGTCTATGAGTGGTGCTGGCGTGAGACCAGCAACCCCGTGGACGGCTGGCTATCGCTTGACGAGGTGGAGCGCAAGCGCGCCCAGGTGCCCGCGGGGATGTTTGAGGTGGAGTACGATTTGCAGGAACCCGCGCCGGAGAGCCGCGCCATCGCGCCGGAGGCGGTGGAGCGGATGTTTGACCCCGCTCTCGGCGTGTACGAGGGGCGCGTGGGCGAGGTGATTGAGGCCGAGCCGCCAGACCCCAACGGCCAGTACGCCATTGGCGCAGACTGGGCGCGGAAGCAGGATTACACCGAGATTGGTGTATTGCGAACAGATGTTCGCCCCGTGCGGCTGGTGTGGTTTGTGCGTGTCAACCGTGAGCCGTGGCCGCGGATGGTGGGGAGGTACGATGAGGCGGCGCGGCGGTATCATGTAATACCAGACGCGGCGCACCACGATGGCACGGGCGTTGGTGATGTTGTGGACGGGTTTATGACTACCAAATCGGTGCCTGTGATGATGGTCGGCAAGCCGCGCAACGACATGGTGAGCAATGTCATCGCCGCGATTGAGGCGGGCGAGATAGTCGCGCCGAAAATCCGCTCGCTGGAAGCCGAGTTGCGTTATGCCAGCGTTGACGACGCTTACTCCGGCGGGAGCGGCCACCTCCCCGATGGGCTGGCGATGCTGGCGCTCGCGTGGATGGGTGCGCGGGCAAAAGTCGCTGCTGGTGGTATTATTTGATTGGAGGTTGCGATGAGTGTAATTGACACTGTGCGAGAGAGCGTCGCGAAGTGGCTGCTGCGCGGTGTGTTGCAGCAGTATTGGGGGGCAAAATCATTGGGCGTTGAGCCTAAAGACCCATTGGAACGCGTCCAGATGGCGCGGGTGTACCACAACCGCAGCCAGAAGGTGGCGCTCACAAAACGGCAGAATGAATGGATGCGCCGCCACACAAACACCATCGGCACGCGCTACGTCACCAATGTTTGCCGCGTGGTTACGCAGGAATACCGCAGCCGCCTGCACCTCGACGGGGTAGGCGTGGCTGGAGACGTGGAGAAGGCCAACGAGGAAGCAGAAGCGCTTCTTGCGGCTTACGCCCTGCCCGCGGCGGTGCAACGCGAACTCTACGAAACCGCGCTGGTAGACGGTGTGGCGTTTTTGTTTACGGATTACACGCCGCCCGCGGAGGGTGAGCCATTTGGCAGCGTGAAATACAGCGTTGAGCGGCTGCTTGTGCCGGAAACTTTCGGTGGCGATGGTGAGGGCATTGTGCCGATTTTTGAGCAGGGCGACGACTACCCCAGCGCGTTTTGGAAAGTGTGGCGGGCAGAAATCCCAGACCCGCGGCTTGAAAACGGTGGGATGATTACAGCCACATTCCGCCGCGAGTATCACACGGGCTACATTGCCGATTACGTGATACTGCCGGGCGAAAACAAATTGCTACCGTGGCCGGACAAGAAAACCTATATCACGCTGTGGACATGGCACCCCAACGGCGAGCAGCAGCAGGAAAACGGCAACGCGCCCGATGCCCGAGGCGTTCCCCTGCCCCCGCCCATCAGCGCGTGGGCGCTTCCAGACATGCGCAGCGCGCTTGACGATGTGGTTCCGTTGCAGGCCATGTTGGACAAAGTTTGGGTCAACATGATGATGGCCTCGGATTGGCTGGGCAGCGGGATGGTTACATTCATGGGGTGGATACCCACGGCTGACGGCAAGCCGCTGTCCAGCGACCGCAGCAACTTGCTCATGCCCGTGCCAGGCGATTATCTCTACACCCTGCGCCCGCCCAGCGAAGCCCAAGTGAGCGTGACATTCCCGACGACCGTTGACGGCCTCTTGGCGCTGGAAAGCCGCGTTATCTCACGCTTGTCGTCTATCACGGGCATCCCTCAAAGCGCGTTCATGGACAGCCGTCAGGTGGCCGCCGAGGGAACGCTGAAGCAGCAGGAAAGTGCGTTGTTGGCCCGCGTTGGCGACATTCAGGCTTCGTTTTCCAGCGGCGTTGAACATTGGGCACGCGGGCTGCTGGCGCAAATTGTGGCGTTCAGCGGCGAGGCGCAAACGTTGGAGCAATGGGATGGGCTGCGTTTCTTCCCTGTGTGGCGCGACCCGCAAACCCGCAACGAGGCCGAGCAGGTTGGCCTGGCTGTAGCGAAGAACGAGAAACTGGGCGTGCCGCTGGAAATGGTGTTGAGCGAGGCAGGTTACACCAAAGACCAGATAGACGTTATCATGCGGTCTCCATTTGCCCAGGCCATCATCGCCGAGGCCAAAGCCCGCATTGCGGCAGCGGAAGAGCAGATACAGTTAGGGAGTGGGTAGCCATGAAAATCGTGCAGCGTTTGAAGGCTTGGCGTTCCCCTTTCAATCCCTTCTATGACCCAGCCGAGGCGCTGAAAGCGCGCATGGATGAGGCAATGCTGGCCTATGCGCGGGAGATGCAGGCCATCTTTGCCGACCTTACCGAAGGAATGGAAAGGGAGTTGCCTTACTTCATTGAGCGGCTGAACCAGTTGGCAACCGCCAGCCTGTTGCCAGAAGGTATAGGCGAGGATGATGACAGCGACCAGTAACCCCCTTGCGATTGCTCATCGTGAAGCAGGCCATTACCAGCGCAGGCTACTGGATGTGCAGCGCAAGGTATTTGGCAAGCGCGGCGGGCTGGCGGGCTGGAACCGGCGTTGGATTGCCGAAGTGGGCGATGCGTTACGCACCGGCGGGCTGCGTGAGGCCATGCGCGTCCACCAAGCCATGCGCCCTGCATTTGAGCATGATGTGCAGGCATGGATGGGCGCGGCGCAGTCTGTTGGGGAGGCTTTAGGGCAGGCGCAGGTGGAAGCCTACCGCCTCCCCAGCGATGGGAGCGTGCCTCTTGTGGGGCTTGAACACACTGCGGTGAAACCAGAAGACCTTATTGCCCTCCCCGTTGGCCGGTATGACTTCGCGGGCTTGCTCTTACAGCAGGTAGGGCGCAGGCCGCCCGATGAGGCTGTGCAGCGGCTAAAAAAGGCCAAACCCCTTGACAAGGCACGCGGCGACTTGGCCGTATTGATACCAGAGGCCGCCGTGCTGGGCGTGCTGATGTGGCTGTTGGGTGGGCTGGCGAAAAGCGGCCAGTTGCACCTTGCCGCGGGTGATGAGTTTGTGTGGGGCAAGCAGGCCGTGGCCGCCATTGACGCAAAGACCACGGAAACCTGCCTGAATGTGCATGGGCAGGTGCAGCCCTTTGACAAACCTTTTCGGTTGGTGGGCGAGCCGAAGTTTGCGAGCAAGATTGACTTCCCGCCGTTCCACTGGCATTGCCGCACTGTTTTTGTTCTGTACCATCCCGATTACGATGATGGCCTTACGGCGCAGATGCGCGCTGCTGCGCGTGCTGAACTGGCAGCGCGCCCCGGAAGCGCGCACCCCCGACCGTCAGGGGCTTTGGGGCATTGAGGAGATGCGGGCATGGCAAAGAGACAGACCGTTATGGATGTTTTACAACAGGCATTATCTGAAATTGGCGAGCCTGTTGAGTTTGTTGCGGTTGAGGTAAGCGACACTGAACACCTTGTGGGTAAGTGGCGGCGCAAGAAAAGATGGCTGCAAGTAAATGAAGGCCGTGCAATTCCAATGACGCCAGATATGGAAGAGGTTTTAGGCGCTTCTGTGTGTGACACTGCGTATTCAGGAATTACGATTATGGCATGGACGCGCTCATTTGTTCTGGTATCAAACCTGTGTGATGGTGCGTATTGGGAGTTTGTATCTGCCAGACGAACCCCTACTATGCGGGCGTAGGCTAACTGGCAAACCGGCGGTCTCCAAAACCGCATTTGGGCGTTCAAACCGCCCCGCCCGTGCTGGACACATTCGCATTTGACAAACCTTTTTGGAGGTGCTACAATGGGTAAGAAGAAGAAGCGACAAGACTTCGCCGAGGAAGAAGACTTGGAAGAAGGCCTGGAGCCTGAAGCCGAAGACGAAGGCGAAGACATGGGGGAAGGCGGCCAGGAGCCGCGTGACGAAAAGCCCCAGGAGGGCGACAACCAAACCGAAGACGATGGGCGCATTGACATTGAAGCCTTGCCTGATGATGTGAAGGCCGCGTTCAAGAAGATGTTGGCGCAGTTGCGGGAGAAGAACCGTGAGGCGCGTAACCTTCGCAAGCGGCTTGAAAAGTTGCAGAAGGGCAAGGGCAAAGAAGGCGATGACACCCAAGCGCCCCCTGCCAAGGGCAATGAACCCAGCGCGGAAGAGAGCGAATTGCTGAAACGCTTGGAGCAAGCCGAGCGGGAGCGCAAAGCCCTCTTGGAGCGCGTGAGGCAGCAGGAGTTGAGCCAAGCCATTACCGAGGCCGCGGTTGCTGCCCACTTCCGGGAAGATGCCCTTGAAGAGGTGGAAGCCCTGATGCGCCTGAAGTTGGGCGATGACCTTTGGGATGTGGAAGGCGGGGTTGACAAGGAAGCCATTGCCGACTTCCTTGAAGACCTGAAGGAGCGCAAGCCCTACCTTCTGAAACCCAAGAAGCAGAAGAAGCCCAAAATCAACGATGGCGCGGGGCGCAAACCTGCTCCGTCCAACGAAGACGATGAGGAACGCCGAAAGAACCTTGCAATTCGGTTTGGGCTGTAACCCTTATATTTTTGTTGGCAACAAAACCCTTTGACATGACCTTTGGAGGTATGCAATGGCTGTTGTAAGCAAGACTGCTGCGCAAGTACACCCCCTTTCCGTGTCCCGTTCTCCCCTGACCTATGTGGCTGGGGAAGACATGAGCGCGGGTGATGTGGTGTATGAAGGCGCTGATGGCAAGATTTACAAGGCGTCCAATGACACTGCCGCCCATGCCAATGTGATGGGCGTTGTAGTGAGCGGGCGCGCCGATGGTGTGGTGAAAGCCGGTGATGCTGTGGATGTGGCGTTTGATGGGCTGGTGTCTGGTTTCTCTGGCACCCCCGGCGCGATTGTCTATGTTGGCGCCAGTGCTGGCACCGTTGAAGACGCTGCTCCTGCTGCGGCCTCTGGGCTTTACAAGTTTGCTGTGGGCGTGTTGCACAAGCAAGGCTTGTTCCTGCGCTTGGCCGCCGAGCCTGAACAGGTATAAGAGAGGTGAAATATGGCTATCCTTGGCATGAATGACCTGAAACGCGTTGGCCTGCCTTCTGCGTGGGATGCAAGCGAGGTTTTGAAAATCCGTCTTGCGAGCGGCGAAACCTTTGCTGACTTCATGCGCGACCTGCGGGCTGCGCTGCCCCTCATCAACCAAGGGCTGGTGAGCGGCGAATTTGGCTGGATTGGCCGCCTTGTGGCTTTTCAGAATGATGCCACTGTGTCTTATCCGGTTGGCACCAATGCGAGCGGCGTTCAGCCCTCTTCCGAGTACGCCGACCCTATCCCTTACCGCGGCAAGGTGAGCGGCCACATGCTGCCCATCCAGCCGTGGGAGCGGGCTTTGGGCTGGACGATGCAAGGGCTTCGCAAGTCCAGCACCCAGCAATTGGACGCTGACGTGCGTTCCGCCGTGACCGACATCAAGTTGAAGTGGCAGGTTGACGCCCTGCAACGGTTTTTCCAGATTGAGGCCGACACCGTGGGCGGCAGCGGCAAAAGCCCCGGCTTTGCCGACGGCGGGCTGACCATTGCCGACTATGCGCCCCCGCCTTCCCCGCGTGGCGAGAAGTTTGACACGACCCACATGCATTACCTGCGCTATGCTGCGCTGGACGATGCGACAGTGCGGGCTGCAATCTACCATCTGTGGGAGCACGGCCACCGCAAGCCCTACTCCATCATTGCGAGCGAGGCCGACCGTTCTACTTGGGCTGGCCTGACCGGATGGATTAAGCCCGCGGTGCCGGGCGTGCAGATTGCGTCCACCGAAACCCGCGCCCTTTCCCCTGACCTGACCCCCTACGATGGCTATTATGACAGTGGGGAACTGGGCTTGGCGCAAGTGCTGTTCAGCCCGTTGGTGCCTGCTGGCTACTTCGGCGTTTACAAGGAGTACAACACCCTTGACCCGCGCAACCCGTTGCGTGTGCGCTGGGATGTAAATCTTGGGGTTGGCTGGCAGTTGTGGCCTGGGCGTGACTTTGGCAAGCGCGCGCTTGCCATGTTCTACACCGAATACGGCGTAGGCATTGGCGAAGACCGCACCAATGGCGTGCTGGTTTACATCGCCGCTTCCGGTTCCTACGTGACGCCGACCATCGGGTAGGTAGCACCTTCTGACGGGGCGGGGTGATATGCCCCGCCCCAATGCGAGGCAGCGATGGACTACATCAAGACCAAAGCGGGATTGCCGAACACCTGTTCCAAATGCGGCGCTCCCATTATGGGCGAGTGGTATGCGGAAAGCATAGACCACGCCCGCTCTGGGCTGGGGCTGTGTGCTAAGTGCGCTGGGAAGAGTGAACAGGCCCAGAAGCCGCGCCGCAAGCGCAAGAGCACGCGGGAGAGGTGAAATGGCAAAGACGCGCGTTGTGTTTGGCAAGCCGCTAAAGGGGCGCAAGGCAATCTACCGCCGGAGTGTGCGTCAGCAGATGCCGAAATCGTGCTTCTTGCAGCCAGGCAAGCGCGCTTACCCAATCTGCCCTGCCAACAGCGCGAAGAGCGGAAAGCGCGTGGTGGATTGCCGTCTTGTGAGCGCGGCGAAAAAGCGCGCGGCGCAGCAACACCAGCGAGCCGTGGCCTCAAAGGCCGCGCGGCTTGAAGCGCGCTACTGCAAACGGAAGTGAGCCATGACCTTCACCTACGACGCCAGCCAGTTGCAAACGAGCATGCTCATGCGGATGCGCATGGAGTTGGACGACACAGAGAGCGGGCGCGGCGTGAAGCCCAACGGCGGCAACCTTCAAGATGAGGAACTGGAAGCCATCATCGCCGAGGCCGGTGGAGACTTCTACACCGCAATGGCAAAAACATGCCGCCTGCTCGCGACGCAATGGGCGCGGTACGCCGACGTGAGTGCAGGCAAGACCAGCGAGCGCGCCTCGCAGGTGAGCATTCGCTACCAACAGCGCGCCGCGGAGTACGAGGCGCAGGCCGCAACAGGCGGCGCGTCGGCTTTCTCAGGTGGTGTTGCTGGCAGCGTGTACGCTGGCATTGTCAACGACTGGGAAACCGACGACGTGGTGAATGGCGAACAGACCATGACCTACGGCGGCGAGTACGGAGGGTAGCATGGGTGCAGCGTTGCGGCGCTTGGCGACGATGCAAGCGATAGCGAGCGACAAAGACGGCACGAACACAAAATCGCCGTTCCAAGCCACGCCGCCAATGCCGCTTGACCCCATGCTCGCGCAGTCCTACCAGTCCATCCGGTTGGTGAGCAAGGCGTTTGAGACCTATACGCCAGACACCGCCGCGGAGGTGGAAGAGGGCGACCGGCTGGACTTTGGCGATGGGCGTCTTTTCATCGTCGTGGCCGTTGAAAAGTGGACTATGACCATGCCGCACCTGCGGCTGGTGTTGGAGGAGCGGGGATGAGCGATGCGCTCGGTGTTGACATCAGCGGCTTGCAAGAAATACAGCGCCGTAATCTGCGCTTGCTCGCGGCCCTACGCACCGGCACGATAGAGGGCGAGGCTGTCAAGGGCGCGGCTGCTGTGGCGCACCGCGAAGAAGTTGCGCGGACGCACGTTATCACCGGCACCCTACGGGCTTCGCACCGCGTTTACATGGAAACTCCCCACCGCGCCGTGCGCGCCATCATCACACCCGACCCCAGCGCGCGCAACCCGCTTACCGGAGAACGCCCCGCGGTGTACGGTCTGTTCGAGGAGCTGCGCGGTGGCAGCCATGCGTTTGCCCATCGTGCGATTACCGAGGGCTGGCCCGCAATCCGCGCCGCGGCAGGGGATAGCGCAATCGCCGCTATCCGCAGCACACGGTAAGAAAGACACCATGCTTTTGATAATTTCTATTATCGCGAGCATGTGAGGAGCAACCAGAATGAGCACCGCAGACATCCGCAAGGCTTTCGCAGCAGGTTTGCAAGCCGCCATCCCCACGGCCACCGTCTACGACGCGCCGCAGCCCAGCATTACCAACGCCCCGGCGATTTTCGTGACCATCGCCAAGCCGCCGGAGCCGCTGGACGACGGCCACAGCCTCAAATACACCTTGGCAGTGACGGCGTTTGCATACGCTGGCCGGATTGGCGAGCGCGCTGCGGATGCCGAGGATGAGATGGACGCCATGACGGGCGCGGTGCTCGCTTATGTGGACAACAACAAGGGCGCAACCACCTACTGGCAAGGCGCAGTTGTTGAGAGCGTGGGCAATGTGACACCCGCGGTCATTGACGGCGAAGATTACAGCATGTGCCAGATTATTGTTGCGCTTACGATTGGCTACGGTCAGTTGATTTAGGAGGTGATGCCGTGCAAAAAAAGGCAATTGCAGTGAAACTCTTTTGGTCGCTTGACCTGAAACGATACTTCCGGCCAGGCGACGAAGTGCCAGATGAGGTGGCTAAAAAGGCCGCGCCGCTTGGGTTGGTGCGGTACGAAGCCCCTCAACACCAGAAGCAGGAGAGTGAGAAATGACCAAACCCACCCCCACTACCATGCGCAACCCGAAGTTGGAAATCTCTACAGACGGTGGTACCACCTGGACTGATATTAGCGGCTTCTTCTCCGCTATTTCCGCTGATGGAAGCGAACGCCCGACTGGCGAGGCGTATGTGGCAACCGATGACACTGCTGTAATGGGCGTTGGAAAACGCCCCCCGCAGAAGTTGACCATCACCGTGATTTACACCGAGGGGGCTCTGGAAGCCTACACCTTGCTTGAAACGGCGTGGCGCAATGCTACTCCCACGCAGTTGCGTCTTTCCCCGCGTGGCGCCAATTCTGGCGACAACATTTTCACCTTTGGGGAGGATGGTATGGGCTATGTAACCAAAGCCGTGCCGCCTGCTGGGGAGGTGTCCAGCGCAGACCCCGTGGCTATTGAGTTTGGCTATGCCGCGCCTGACTACACCATCACCCAAGCCGTGTAGGGAGAGGTGCTGAATGGCAAAGCAAATGACCCTGACCCTGCGCCATGATGCTGCCGACCAGTTGACCCTTGGCGACCTTGCCAAGTTGGAGCGGTTTGGTAAGGAAGGCGAAAGCGTGAGCGTGCAGGAAGTGATTGACCTGTTGGGCAAGGTGTTGAAGGAAGACCCGAACACCATCCCGCTATCGCAATTCCGCCAAGCCGTGGACATGATTGCCGAGGCGTTGAAGCAGGCGTTTGGCGAGGAAGAGGCAAAAAACTGAAAAAGCGGGCGATGGCCTTCTATGCTGCTTCGGCGATAGGAGGCCAGCCACCCGCAGATGTGCCGGTAGAAGTGGCGATTTACGAACTGGCTAAAAAGTTTCATGCGCTGCCTTCCGCCGTGATGAAAGAACCAGCCGTGCTTATGAGGAAGATGATGGCCGTTGCGGAAGCAGAAGGCGCGATGCGCCAAACCCATGAGCGTTTTGCCGAGATGAAAGACCAGAGCGGAAGCCCTCTGTAACTTGACCGCCTTTGAGGATTGTCGTGGCCGAGACCTACAAAATCGCTATCATCATAGAAGGCAAAGACAGAGCCTCCCGCCCCCTTACAGGGGTTGGGAGTGCTTTGCGCAATGTAGGCCAGGTTGCGGGCGGCATTCTGGCTGCCCGTGTTTTTGAGCGGATAGCGAGCGGCATTGGTGGCATGGTGCGTTCTGCATTGCAGGCCGTGACGGATTATGAACGGCTGGGGCTGGCCTTGCAAGCGTTGTCGGCGCGTGAGATGCTTGCCATGAACCACGGCGAGCGGTTTACGGCGTGGATGAAAGACAACCTGCAAGCCACGGATTACCAGATAAACCGCTATTCTGCCTTGCGCGCCGAGTATGAGCGCGTGGGCAAGAAACTTGCTGACATGGTGGCAAAGGGGCAAGACCAGACGGCGTATTATCAGCGCACCTTGAAGTATCAGGAAGAATTGAAGAACCAGATTGCTGCAGCCATTCCGGGCTATGACAAGTTGAGCGTGGCGATGAAAAAGGCCGCGCTTGGCGGCCTTGACATGGCAACCGCCCTGCGCAATTCTATTGAGCCTTCCAAAGAGCTGTTGAAGTGGTCTATCCAGTTGGCAATCCATTCGCCCTTTAGCACGAAGGGCGTAGTGAACGCCATGAAAACGGCTATGGCCTATGGGTTCACCATTGACCAGGCCAAACTGCTGACCAAGACGATGATTGACTTCTCGGCGGCAACCGGCGCGAGCGGCGATGTGATGGACAGGATTGCCCTTGCTTTGGGGCAGGTGCGCGCCAAAGGCCGCTTGATGGGGCAAGAGATTTTGCAGTTGGTGAATGCTGGCGTGCCCGTCAATGACATTCTGCAAGACATGGGCTACAACCTGCAAGACATCAAGAAGAAAGGCGTGCCTGCCGCTGAATTCATTCAGGGCTTCACCAAATACATGCAGGAAAACTTTGGCGGCGCGGCTGCGCGCCAAACCTCCACTTGGGCGGGGCTTTTGAACACCCTCGGAGACTTGAAAGAGTTGGGATTGAAGTCGTTTTTTGAGGGTGCATTTGCAGCCTTGCAACCGCTGGTAGGCGAGTTTGCAAACTGGATGCAAGTTGTAGGGCTTGAACGCTTGCACAAGATTGGCAAGCGCATTGGCGAGATAACCCAATTCGTCGTTTCGCTGGCCTCGGCGGATTGGGATAGCGTGATGCTTGGCTTTCGCCACATTTTCGGGCTTGACATTGGAAAATCTGCAAAGTTCACTGGTTTTTTGCAAGATGCCAGCCAGTATGCAGAAGGACTTGCAGAAAAAGTGAGCGGGCTCAAAGATGCAGTTTCTAATTTTGTTCGCGGGTCTCTCTCTCAATTCATTTCAAAGTACAAGGACGACTTTCTTGCAGCAGCAAAAAATGTCGGCATTGTTCTTGGCGGTGCGCTTGGGATTGGCGTCATTACTGCATTGGGAAGTGCATTGTTGTCTTTGCTGACGCCTTTGAATATCCTTATTGCCGCGGTTGCATTTGCAACACTTGCGTGGCGGCGTGATTGGGGAGGAGTACGAGAGAAAACTGCTAATGTATTATCTTGGCTGAATGGTGCTTTTGCATCCATTTCTGACGCTATTGCCCCCGTTGTCTCGGCAATACAAAGCGCAATAGCACCCGCGTTCCAGATGCTTAGCGACAGCATCTCGGAAATGGGAGGCATTTTAGACAATATGCAAATAGCAGATTTTGGGGATATTTTGAAACAACTTGGCAGCATAGCGCAGGTTGTTGCCGAGGTTATTGGTGGCGCTTTGGTTGCAGTTATTATCGCAGCAATTGGGGTTTTTTCTTCTTTTGTCTCTGCAATCGCGACTGCTATATCAAAAGCGCTGCCAGGCATAGTTGTTTTCGTGAATGGCATTGCTCTTGTTGTACAAGGTGCTCTGGACTTTATTACTGGCATTGCCACAACATTTGTTGACATTATCAAGGCACTGTTAGGTGCAGGAAGTTGGAAGCAGGTTACTGATGACCTCGGCAATTTATGGGAAAGCATAAAAACAATTTTTACAGGCATTGCTCAATCTGTTATCGGGCTTGTGTATGCAATGATTGGCACTGTTACTGGCTTCATTAGTGGTTTTGTAAAAGGAATTATTGGCTTCTTTACGAAGTTATATGATGAGCTTGTTGGGCATTCTATCGTCCCGGATATGCTGAATGATATTCTGTCTGCTTTTTCTGGATGGGTTACAGACACTCTAAAAACAATAGGTACATGGAAGACAAAAATAACAAATATCTTCACAGGACTTGCTGATGATTTTAAGAGTGTTGGGCGTTCTATCATTAACGGCCTGTGGGATGGCATGAAGGCTATTTGGGCAAGCGTGGAGGATTGGCTTTCCAGCAGCGTTAGCAAGTTGTTGAAAATCGTGCAGATTATCACCGGCACCCATAGCCCCAGCACCAAGTTTGCCGAGATTGGGCGCTGGTGGATGGAGGGGCTTGCGCAAGGCATTCGTAGTTCTGCCATGCAGCCGCAGATTGCGATTGCCGGCGCGGCTGCTGGCGCGCTTGGCGCTGGCGCTTCGCAAACCTGGAACATGCACTTCCATTATGGCAGCACGCCCATGCGCGAGGGCGACCTTATCCGCGAAGTGCAGGTTGCAAAGTTCTTGAATGGTGGATAAGACATGGCGTGGTATCTTCAGCAGGCTGATGGCACTGAAATTGACCTGAATGCTTCTCCCTATTATGCTGTGGAGGGCGTCAGCGGTGCGTTGTTTGCTCCGGTACAATACCAGGCCATGCGCACGCGCGCCGGCGGCGAGGTTGTGAGTGATGCTCACCTTGTTGGCAGGCGTGTTGACCTCCCCTTGTTTTTGCGCGGGCGTGCCGGGGCTGGATTACGCGGCGCATTGGCAAAATTGCTTGATGCCTTCAGCGTTGACCCTGCGAAGCCGTCATACCTGGTTTGGAGAGGACAGGCTAACCGAAGGCTTGCAGTTCTCTTGCGCGGCGGGGCGCATTGGAGTGACAAGCAGATGGGTGTAACCTACGCCAAGGTAGTTGTGCCTCTGTATGCCCCGCAACCGTGGTGGGAAGACGAGGCAGAAACCTCACAGGTTCTATCCTCAATTGAAGGCGTGCCGTTCTTCCCAACGATTATCCCTGTTCACCTCACGCCAAGCGGCGTATATGCTCAGGTGTCTGTTGATGTGGCAGGGAAAATGGCACAACCCTTGTGGTCTGTACAAGGCCCGGCTTCTATTTTGAAGTTAGAAAATCTTACTCTTTCTGAAGCGATTTCCTTCCCGAGCCTTGTGCTGGGAAGCGGAGATGTGCTCAGCATAGACACGCGCACGGCTGCAATAGAGAGAGGGAACGCTGTTACCATCACGCGCGCGGATGGCACTTCTGAAAACGGGTGGCAATACATGACTTCTGATAGCGTTCTCTGGTGGCTGCAACATGGAAGCAACAACATTCAGATTTCTCTTGTTGACGGTTCTGTAAATACACAGGTCAAGATGTCATGGCGCAATATGTGGTTTTCTCCGTGGAGTGAGGCGGAATTATGAGCGAGCCCCGTTTGATGGTGCTGCAATGGGATGGAACACCCGTCAGTGAAATGCGTCAGTTTGGCGGATTTGACTTGAGGGTGCGATATAACGATGTGGGCACATGGCGGCTTGATGCACCGCGTGATGTGTTGATAAATTTGCTTGACAGGAAGCGCAAAATCGGACTGCATTACAACGGGCTTTTCATTACCGGAATTGTCTTGGGGCTTGATGTCAGGCCTGGGCAGGCAGAAGGCATTGCTGTTGGCGTTACAGACCTTGCATACCTTGCGATGCGAAGAGCGTTGCCGGAGGTAAATGGCAACTTCGCTGCGCAGGATTATGATGTAAGGTCTGGAACCGTGGAGACCGTTGTCAAAGGCTATGTCAAGGACAATGCCAGCGCTGCTGCTGCGATTACAGAAAGAGCGTTCCCGTTTTCTGTTGCTGATGACCAAGCGCGCGGCAGTAGCGTGACAGGGCGAGCGCGATTTCACAAACTTCTTGACCTTTGCGCCGACTTGTTGACTGCGGAAGGGCAGAACTATCGGATGGTGCTTACGAATGGCATCTTTGAGATTGAGCCGATTGTTGACAGGCGTGGTGCCCCCATCCTTGCCGATTGGCGGAATGCAGCATGGGGTGTTGCGTGGGGGGCGCCGAAAGCAACGCGTGTATATGCTGGAGGTTCTGGCGTTGGCACTGCGCGCATCATCATTGAGACTGCAAACCTTGAAGATGAGATGAATTGGTGGCGCATTGAGGACTTTTACGACGCGCGTTCTGTGAGCGATGTAAACGAACTTGCGGAGCGTGCTTCTGCGAGGCTGGCACGTGATGCCGCGCAATATGGTTTTGTAATGCAAGCCCCCGCGCGTGGGTTTGGCACTGAATATAGGGAAGGCGATTTGCTTACCGCGCAAGCAAATGGCGTTCCCGTGGACGGAAGGCTTATTGAAGTCCAGATTTCTTATGATGAGAGTGCTGGCTGGCATGAAACTGTTGGCGTTGGCGTGCAAGTAACCCCCGCGTTTTTGGAGCGCTTACGCCTCGCCGACATTGCGCGAGAAATTGAGAATTTGGAGGTGACGGTATGACCATGAAATTGTTCCCATTTGCCAGCGGCGCTGGCGCAAATGTTAGCGAAGACGACTGGCGCGCCATGCTCGGATGGTGGCAAGGCGGGTATGGCATTGTGCCATCAGCGGCGTGGGATGTATCGGGTTTTGAGGTTACAGACGCAGGTACTTCTCCTCCGTCTGTGAATGTTGCCCCAGGTGCCGCGTGGTTTGCGGGGCATTATGGATCTTCAGATGCTACTGAAAATGTCGTGCTTGGAACGCCTGACAGGAATTACCTCATTGTGCTGCATGCCGACCTTGTTACGCGCACAATGACAATCAAGGCAAATTCTGGCGTTCTCATAGAAAGCGTTCCTGGTGTCACCCGCGACAACACTGCGCGAGAGATACCGCTTGCTTATGTGGCAGTTTCCGGCGGTGTTATAACAGGCATTCTTGATAGGCGTTGGGGTATGCCTGCAATGTGGCGGTGGACAAGGTCTGCTTACACTGCTTCATCTACGGATACTGACCACCGCGTTTTGTGGGACGGGCAAGACGCCGGGATGCACTCTGTTGACCTTCCCACCAGGTCTATTCCGGTTCTTGAGGCTGGCGTGTATCACATCACTGCGCGCGTTGATTTTACGGCTGCCGTATATGTAACGAGTCACATCAGGATTATGCGCGGTAGCACAGAGATAGATGCTTCTGCTGCTGCAAAGCCGAATGACGCGAGATATACCCTGCACACCTCTACTCTGCTTGAGAGAGGTGATACTATTGAGCTGCATATTATTCCGGCCAGCAGCGCTGATATCGCTTACGCCTCTCTGCTGCTAACCCGCGCGAAATGATGTATTATTCCCTAATTCCCCGGAGGTGCAAAATGAAGAAAGTTCTTGCTGTTCTGTTGATTGCTGCCGTCATCGCTGGCGTGGCAGCGCAAGCGCGGCAGGCGCGTGCTTATGTGCGCGGGCCTGAGCCGCGTGACACCGTGGGGCTGTGCTATACCCCTGACCCCGCGCCTGTGTGCCCGTGGATGGGGAGCCCGCCGTCCATGTGCTTGCACACTGTTGCGGGCGCAAAGTTCGCGTGCGACTTCCCGCCGATTTACAACCGCGCTTTGCACACGACTTTCTGGTATGCCGTCAATGCCCCCGTCGTCGTGGACGGCGGCGGTACTGCGACCGCAAGCGGGTATATTGACAGCCGGTTTGTGGTTTACCCTGCACCGTGATGAAGCGCCTGGGCGCGAGGGCATCATCGCGCCCAGGCAGATTTTGGAGGCATTATGGCTGGCGTCATGCTGCAAGTGTGGAAACTGCATGAACTACACCCAGACCGCTCGCTCATCCCCGCGGTAGCCGTGCGGTTGATGCGGTTGAGCGGGGCGCGGGTGTGGGCGTTCAAGGTGGTGGACGGCGGCGGGCTGTACTCCGAATTCGCAAACGACCAGCGCCTTTACACGGACACAGCGGCAGCGTTGCACAAGGCGGGCTACGAAATAGCAGCATGGGGCTATCACTACGGGCGCAAGTGGTTGGGGTTTGT